ACTTGGCGGAACTCACCCCTTATTTGACAAAGGTGGCTTTGGTATCTCAATAAACAAAGACCATATTCCAATTGGAAATTATACTTCCGGAGAAGGATTGGGTTATATTTCTAATTCATCAGCAGTTGAAAATGTAATTCTCGCTCTTCATAAGACCGGTTCACATTTCGGCGGTATTGCAATAAACGGAAGCGATGAGAACAATGACGAAAAAGTTGTATTCTTCAGTGAGAATACCAGATTACGGAACAAATGGAATGGGCAACCTGTCAAACACCGGAACTGTTTTAATGGAACTTAATGCCGGCGGCACCTTAACACTCGGAGCGATTACAATACCAAACACTGACGGGGCTTACGGACAGGTTCTTAAAACTGATGGCAGTGGTTCTTTGTCATGGCAAGATGAATCTGGTGGAAGTTCTTCAGATATTGAAAACGGAACTTGGACTCCGGGACTTGAACATGGCTATAGTTTGCAAGGTACAATTATCGGTAGATATCAAAAAGTTGGAAACCAAGTAACTGTGTGGTATAAGTTTAATGTGGGAAGCGCTAATAGTGGTGCTACTGAAGAGATGAAATTAACGGGACTTCCTTATCAAGCATCGACTCCTGGAATATGGTCAACCGGACCTCAGCCGCAAGGTTTGTCTTATGCTTGTACTACGCAGGTTCGAAATGGCGAAAGTGTTATTAGGTTTATGGATCAAACTCAGACGAGTTCCAAGCAGATTTCTAACTTTGCCAATGAAGGTGCTGTTAGAGGAAATATAACCTATTGGGTTGGATAAAATAGCAATATCTGTCTTTTTCTTTCTTTTCTCACTATTTACAGTGATACGTATTATTAGGAGTTTACATTAATGTCTTCAATGTTAGAACAAGCCATCGTAGATGCACAAGCATTACGAGAGGCGGCACTGAAAAATGCCGAACAAGCACTTATTGAAAAGTTCGCACCGCAAATCAAAGATGCGGTAGAAAGTCTATTGGAAGAAAACCAAGCACCCGCTAAAAAGAAAGCCACATATGAAGGCCAAGTTTACAGTGTTATGGAAGTGGAAGATGGAAAGGCTACAATCATGAAAGAAGGAGAAAAACCTTTTGTTGTTTCTGAGTCTGAATTATCTGAAGTAAATGCCAATCTTCTTCAAGAAGAAGAAGTTGATATGGACTCACCAAAAGGCGAAGAAGAAATGATGGAACCTTTTGAAGATATGCCTTATGCTTTTCAAAAGGATGAAGACGCTGATGTTGAATATGAATTTACTATGAAAGATTTCGAAGATGAAACTTTAGACTTCGGAGATATCATGGATAAAGACATGTCGCAAAAAGA